TGTAAGGGAGTGTATCATTTTAGACAATCGGAGTTTTTGAAAAAATGGCGGGATTCAGCCGTTAATTTAAAAAAATCGGCAAAAAAGTAATTTTCTTTTTAGACTCAATTTTGATTAAAAACCGTTCATTTTTTTAGACAATTTATTTCCGTTTCTGATCACTTTTTGATAGCTTTGATCACATTAACAAAATGAGCCGCGATTTTATCAAGTCCCGTCGCCTTTGAGCAATAAGAAGAGACATAGCAAAGCGACCGGAAAATCCGGCGTTTTTCATCATCATTTAAAAAGATGGAATTTCTTTCCAGCTCCTTATCCAGAGCAAGCATAACTTCCATACAAAAAGCGGCTTCAAGTTCGTCGGGCGGATCAAAGTCCGCACGCATCAGGAACTCTGCTGTTTTCAGGTTTTTATCGTGTGCCGCATCAACCGGATTATTACGCTGTTCCGGGGTTCCTTCGCCTGTTATAAGCCATTCTAAACTGACATCTGCAACTTTTGCAATTTTGATAAGTGGTTCTAATTTAGGAGGAGATATGCCAAGACAATAATTTGAAATACTTTTAAGCGGAATGCCAACTTTTTTACTTACAACAGTTTGCCCTCCAGCTTTTTTTACGCTTTCTTCTATTCGTTTTGATATTTCGGACTTCATTGAATTAACTCCGAAAAGAAATGCTGTTTTTGCATTTTCCTTCAAATGCAAAAAACAACAAATTTTTCAATATGTTATAGTTTTTTTTCAAAAAAACTACTCCGAAACGCCATTTTTAGCTTTACAATTACGCCAAAAATAGCTTATGTTTGTATCAGCGTAAAAAACCAACTTAAAAAAACGACAAGAGACCGTTTTCAAGTTAAGGAGCAAAGTAATGAAAAGGAAAGCGCAAGGAATGCACCGCGAAGACATCAAAGCAGCCATTCGCAAAAAAGGATTAAGCTTAAGAGAGCTTTCCTTGCTAAACGGCCTTTGCGGCGAGGCTATAACAGTGGCTCTCGCCCGCCCTTATTACTACGCGGAGCAGATTGTTGCCAATTTCCTCGGTATCCCTGCGGCGGAGATTTGGCCCGACCGGTATGACGACCAAGGAATGCCTTTGCATCAAAATGCCCGTTCCAACAGATATACACCGAAATTGCGTCCGACGGCAAGTTTAAAAGACGCTTCGTAATTAACAATAAGGATACTTGCCATGACCGACATAGAAATTTTTAGCGCAAAGAAATTGAAAGAGATGGCAAAAACTGCGGATTATCAGTCCATAGTTTTAGACGATTTGCAGATCGACATCGGATTTAATGCCGATATCGGCATCACGGAATACACTGTCAACTTAATTCCGATTTTCAAAGGTTGTCGTAAATATTGGAAAACAAAACAGGAGTGGTTTTCAAGCTATAAAGCGATGAAAGCGTTTGTTCAAAACGAAATGAGTCAACACTAAGAGTTAAAGCGATGTCAAAGAAATTCAAAGACACACAGACGCCGGATTTGTTTGAACAGGTGTTTCCCATCAGAAAGCCTGTTGCCAAAATAGACAGCGTGACGTTAAGCGGCCGCATATCCCGGCTGGTGTCATTGATTTTGAAAGAAAACCGCCAAAGCCGCGAACAAATTGCCGCCGCTATGTCGGAAATGCTTGATTGCCCGAATTTTTCAAAGGCGATGCTGGACAATTATTCATCGGAAAGCAATGTCGGCCACAAGATAACGCTGGAACGCTTTATTGTTCTGATTCGCGTGACGGACGCTTTTTGGGCGTGGGACGAATTGCTGAAAGAAGACGGCTACACGGTTTTATTTGAAAAAGAGGCTTTGCTTGCCGAGCGTGCCCGCGTTGATCAGGAAATCGAAGAATTGAAGCAATACCGGAAAGAGTTAAAAAGTCTCGGCCCCGTTCAAATCAGGAGGCGCAAATGAATAAATGGTCTGCTTGGTATTCGGCGAAAGAACTGGCCGATTTAAAACTACTGGAACTTCCGGCAACAGAACGGGCAATACAGATTAAGGCGATTCGCGAAGATTGGAAAAGCCGTCCGCGCGAAGGACGCGGCGGCGGGAAAGAATATCATATCAGCAATCTGCCTGTATCGGCGCGGGAGGAATTGGCGCGCAGAGTTGTGCAAAGCGTTCCTGTCGTTTGCGCTCCCGGTCGGGCACCGGTCAAAAAAGCGGAAGAATTGCCCGATGTGACGCAGTTAAGGGCAACGCCGCGCCGTGTTATGGAAGCGCGAGCCGTTATTTTGAGCGTTATTGAAAATCAGGCCATGATCACCGGACACCGTGACAAAGCGATTCGGAATTTTATTCAAGCGGCGAACAGCGGCTGTCTGGACGAACAGGTGAAAAGATTTTTGAACATTGCAAATCATAAGAAAAACGGCAAAAGAACGATTTGCCGGGCGACATTGTATAACTGGTTCAAAGCTCGCGAACAAGGCGTTGTGGCTCTTGCTCCGAAACAGACGGAAAGCACTTACATCCCCGAGTGGGCGGAACTGTTTTTGTCGTTTTATCAGCAACCGCAAAAGCCGAGTATCGCCAGCTGTATCAGAAGTATGGCCAAAGTCATCGCGAATCCGCCGTCCGACGATGCGGCGCGGGCTTTTTTGAAAAAGATCACACCGCAGGAACGCAACCGGATCCGTATGGGGAAACACGAACTTCGGACATTACAGCTTTATACGTTAAGAACGACGGACGATTTGTTCCCGAGCTGTGTTTATTCGGCTGACGGTCATACGTTTGACGCGGAAGTGGAACACCCGATCCACGGTCAACCGTTTAAACCGGAGATCACTTCCGTCATTGACGTTTACAGCCGCAAGGTAGTCGGCTGGTCTGTCGGATTGGCGGAGAACGGCACCGACGTTTTGGATGCGTTGTCCAAAGCGATGCAAACGCACGGCGTACCTTTGATTTGGTATGTCGACCTTGGGCGCGGCTTCAATAACAAATTGCAGGAAGATCCGGTGACGGGCTTTTTATCCCGCTATGGCATTACCAAAACGAACTCGATTGCCCGCAACTCGCAGGCGCGCGGCGTTTGCGAACGTCTGCACCAAACGATTTGGGTGAACGAAGCCAAGTTGTTGCCCACCTATATCGGGCACGATATGGATCCTGAAGCCGGTAACAAAGTGCATCATCTTGTCCGGCGTCAAATCAAAAAGACGGGAGGAAGCAGGCTTTTAATGCAATGGTCTGATTTTATGGCCATGTGTGAAAGAGCGGTCGAAGAATACAACAACCGTCCGCATACCGGACTGCCGCGCATTGTCGATATGAACGGCTACCGTCGTCATATGACGCCGAACGAACGATGGAACAGTTATATTTCCGAGCATCATTTTGAACTGGAAACATTAACGCCGACGGAATCGGCGGAGATTTACCGGCAATATATGGTGCGTCGCGTTCAACGGGGTATCATTACCCTTTTCAACAACAAATATGCGGACTGGTCTTTGGAAGCGTATCACGGACAAGATGTAGCCGTCGGATTTGACATTCACGACGCAAATCAGGTCTGGGTGCGCGAAATTGAAGGCGGACGTGACGGCGGACGGATCGGACGGTTGATCTGCGTCGCGAAGTGGAACGCACACGCGACATCATACTTCCCGCAGTCGTTTATCGAACAGGCGCAAGAAAAGAGGACGAAAGGCCGTTTGCGGCGTTTGGCGGCTCACATTAACGAAGCCGAAGCGGAACTGAACCCGAGCTTGTCCATATCGGCAAGAAACGCGGAAAACAATATCATCAACTTTTTAAATGACGAGGAAAAACAGGAGATTTACGCCAAAGCAGAAGCTTTGACGGATGACGGGGAAACCGAAACAACGGCGGAACCGGTCAAAACGGATACGGCAGAAAGGCCGATTTTCAGGGACGACCTGTCATACGGTCGTTGGTTATATGAAAACCCCGACAAGATGACGGAAGGAGACAAAGCCTATATCAAAGAATTGCTCCGTTCGTCAACCTATCGGGATCAACTTGCGGACGAAGGCGTTGATGTTGAAGCTTTACGAAGTTTTGCGGCTTAAAAAGCTTCACTTGGCGCGAACGTCCGCCAACAAAAGGATTATTATGTATGAGACAGAAGTTTGTCAATACGTCGAATGCGACGGCCTTCTTTTCGGCAATAGCCGCTTTGAAGAACCGCGGAGCCGGCGAAGCCTGCCTTATGGTTATTGACGGCAAGCCGGGATTGGGCAAGACATTTACGGTTAAATCATGGTCAACGCGGGTTCAATCCGTTTATGTCCGGGCGACGAAAGAAATCACACCTTGCTGGATGATGAAAATGATACTGGAGGGACTGAACAAACCCTCTACGGCCTCCCGTTTCGAGTTGTTGTTCCGGCAAGCGGTCGACGAATTGCGAAAGGCGGCGGACACGGCGGCGCGAAATGATGAAGACTTCGCGGTTATCATTGACGAAGTGGACAACATCAGCCGGTCTGCCCGAATATTGGAAACTTTGCGCGATCTGTCCGATCTGTTGGAAATCCCTTTTATTTTTGTCGGTATGGGACAAGTCCGGCAGAACCTTGTCCGGTTCCCGCAAATCGCCAGCCGGATCGGGCAATATGTCACATTCGCCCCGCTGACCAAAGATGACGTCCGCAAATTGCTTGACGCGCTTTGCGAAGTCAAGGTTGCAGATGACTTGGTCGAATATTTGCACAAAGTTTCCAAAGGATTGGCGCGGGAAATCAAGGAAGGCATAGCCAACATCGAACGGTTCGGTCGAAAGAACTCGCCGGGGGAAAACGGCTTGAGTGTCAAGGATATGACCGGACAGGTCATTATGAACGACCGGGATACCGGCAGACCCATTATTGTGCGGGGATAAAATGAACATTCCTATGAAAAACCAAAAGGCGATCATCAACGCCTTGATGCCACAGGCTTGTCTGACGATTCAGAATATGGTCGCGATAACAGGTTTCGACCGGAAAGTGGTTTGTCAAACCTGTTGCGATCTGATCCGGAACGGCTATATCCAACGCAAAGAGCGCGGTTGTTACGAACTGACGAAGAAAGGATTGGACGTTAAAAACGGCGATGCCGTTTTAAAAAAAGGATATAACGGCAGGAAACCGACAAAACAAAAGAAAACTTTGCGGATTGCTCTTTGGCGGGCGATGCGTTGTCTAAAAAAGTTCACGGTCGGCGATTTGTTGGAATTGGTCTGCACGGAAGACAAATCCGGCTACTCCAATGCAAAATGTTATGTTTTGCGCTTGACCGAACACGGCGTCTTATATGAACTGCGGCGCGGAACCGATACCGAAGGCAAAAAGAACAACGGCGAGAAACGTTACAGTCTGGTCGAGGATCTGGGGCTTCAAGCTCCGATCATCCGGCGCAACAAGGATATGTATGACCCGAACAGCGGGAGGATACGCGCATGGATTGGCTAGAGGTTCTCAAAGAAAAATGCGCCGAAAAAGGAAGCAAAACAGTCGCTGAAGAACTGGGCTATGCGCCGTCAAGCATTCGTTTGGTCTTGTGCGGCAAGTTCCGGCCGAGTGCCGACAAGATACTGGCAAAAGTCGCGGAAGTTTACGGAGATATCGTTGTTTGTCCCTTTAACGATGCCCGACGCAAAGCTTGTATGTGCGCACTCGCCAAAAAACTGGATAAGCCGCCGGAAGACAGCCGGAAACTGTTCCGGTATTGGAAAACGTGTCGGGCTTGTCTGGCAAAACAAACGACGAAAGAACGGTCTGACAAGAAAACTTCAACCAAAATCGGCGAAGTCGCCAAGACATTGGAAAGTATGGCGGATAACGCCAAAAGCTTCGGTATGGCAAAACGCCTGAAGGCTTTGCAAAACGAAGTCCGCACAATCGAGCAAGGAGAAAAACAGCTATGAAAACCGTCATTCGATTGTTCAAATTTTGGCTTTTTTTATTAACCCACAAACCACCTGAAAGAGAGGAAACGATATGGATCAGGAAAGAAAGAAAAAAATAGATCAAGTTCTTGACGGCAAGGATTTTTTCTTTGTTGTCGCCGGTAAAAAAGCAGGAGAAAAGATCGAACTTTCCAGCATAGTTCACGGTCAAGCAGACGATCTTGCTCAATGTATTGCGGAAACAATTAAAGAGTATCCGAAAATTGAATGTCGCATTGCTGAAATACGGGTCAAAGAAGTCGTTCCGAAATTTCTCAGGGATATGGCAACCGGTTTTGAGAAAAGAATGAATGAAACAAAAGAGAAAGGAAAAACAAATGAGTGAACAAGAAACGATAATTCCCGCCGGATATATGAAAGATGCCGCCGGTCGCCTCGTGCCGGAAAGCATCGTCAAACCGGAAGAAAAGCTGGAAGACCAGCTCGTCAACAAGATTATGGATTATGCCCGCGCGCTGTCCGACCAGATCGGACGCTTTAAAGGGCATACCGGCGACGACATTTCCGCGTATCTGTCTTTGATTGACGAAAAATACGGCCTCAAGAAAGGCGGACGCAAGGGAAATATGACCTTCCAGACGTATGACGGCTTGAAAAAGGTTCAAGTCGCTATCTCCGAAAACATCGTTTTCGGCGCGGAATTGCAGACGGCAAAGACGCTGATTGACGAGTGCATCAACGAATGGGGCGCGGACAGCCGGCCTGAAATCATTACGCTGATCGATCACGCTTTCCAAGTGGACAAGGAAGGCAAAATCAACCGGAACGCTCTGTTGTCGCTCCGCCGCTTGGACATCAAAGACGAAACGTGGCAACGCGCCATGCAAGCCATCACGGACAGCATCCGCGTGGAAGGCTCTAAAAGTTACTACCGCTTTTATGAACGGGACACGCCGAGCGACGCTTGGCGGGCTGTAACGGTCGATCTGGCGAAAGCGTGATTTTCTTTTTGGGCGGGGCGGATAAACGCCGCCCCGGACAAAAGGAAAATGATGAAAGGAGCAAGGCAATGGACAAGGCTTACAATCGCGTTTTGTTTTTGATTTTGACCGAATACTGGTTCGACAAAATCAAGTCGGGCGAAAAGACGCACGAATACAGGGAAGCGCGGGATTATTGGAATATCAGATTGGCGGGGAAGCGGTTTGATCACGTTTATTTCCGGCGCGGCTATAAAAGCAAAGAAAGAATGATTTTCAAAATCAAGTCGATTGAGCGCAAACAGAACATTCCGAACGACCTGAATTTACCGGATGTTTGGGATATAGAGCTGGGGGAAAGAATCGCATGATAACCGCAGATAAACGTCCTTTGATTGCAAAAATCCATATCGCCAAAGCGCAACTGGGGCTTGACGACGAACAATACCGCGATATTTTGCGCCGTATTGCAAAAAAAGACAGCGCAGCGAAGTGTTCTTACGGTCAACTCAACGACATTTTGTCGGAATTTAAAAATCTGGGATTTAAAACCAAACGCGCCGCACCTTCCGCAAAGGCGTTCATTCGGAAGATTTACGCCCAATGGGCGGAATTAAAGCGGCTGAACGCTCTGGATAATCCGACGGATGAGGGCTTGCAGCGGTTTGTCAGAAACCATGTCGGCATTGAACGTGTCGAATGGCTGAACTATGAAAAAGCCGTTCCGGTTATCAATGCGCTGAAAGCGTGGATTTCTTCAGCTAAAAAGAAAGCGGTGAAAAATGGTTAAAGCAGCTCCCGAACCGACCTTGTTTTTAGACTGTCCCGAAACGGATCTGCGTCCGATTGATCTGATTGCGGAACAGGTCGGCGTGGATATAGCTAAAAAAATAGTCAAAGCTTACGGCGGAACGCGGCTTTATATTCCGCAGACGGTAAAACCGGATCATCCGCTTGCCGTGATGATAGGATTTGACAACGCGGTTAAATTAGGGCAATACTTTTTCGGTGAGCGGGTGATTATTCCCAAACGCTATAATTCAATGGATTATATCCGTTCCGCCGTGCCGAAGCTTTACAATAAAGGCTGGAAAGTCCGCGATATCGCTCTGGCAATGGATTGTTGCGAACGGACGGTCTTTTCCATTTTGCGTCGCAAACGGGAAGAAGACGAGCCTCTTTTACCGATGTTTTAATCTGACAGGTGCATCGCGCACCTTATTATACAGAGTGCTTTAAAAATATCCTTTAAGCAGACAGCTTGGAGGATTTTTTTATGCGTAATCCCGATCTTTTGGAAATAACCCGCACCTTGGGGCGGATTGAAGGAAAAATCGATTCAATCGAAAAAAAACAGGACGAGTTTGGCAACCGTCTGACAACCGTGGAAAAACGCAGTGTCAGAAATGCGACTATTTGCGGCGCGATCGTCAGCGTTTCGTTCGGTTTGTTGAAAGAAAACATCAAAAACAGGCTGGGATTTTAAACAATGGCTCACAATCCCCGTAAAAAAAACGCTTTGCGTGCGGCTTATGTTTTCAACCGGCTGAATTTGACGGCGGCGGCACGGGCGGCTGATGTCTCTTTGCCGACAGCCAGACGTTGGAAAGCAGAAGCGGAAGCGAACGGGGACAACTGGGAACGCGCCCGAACGGCGGCCTCTATGTCCGGCAATTCAATGGCGGATACGGTTTCCAAAATTATCGAGGATTTTCTGATTTGCCATCAGTCCGTTATGGAGGGGTTGAAGTCATCCGAACTTTCACCCGCCGAGAAAGCGACCGCCTTGGCGTCTTTGGCGGATACGTTTTCTAAAACAATGAAAGCCGCGGGTCGCGCTTCGCCCGAATTGTCCCGCCTGTCCGTAGCAAACGATCTGCTTCAGCGATTGGGAGCTTTTATCACGGACGATTTTCCGCAATATGCCGATGCTTTTCTGGAAATTCTGACCCCGTTCGCGGAGGTTGTCGCCAATGAGTATGCCTAGCCCCAAACTGAACAAAAAGGATTTTTTAAAAGATCTTGCCGCTTTTGCCGCAACGGCTCGCCGGACGATTGAAAGCCGTGTTTCCGGCTTTTCAAACGATCCGGCGGAAATCAAAAGACGCAGACAGGAAGCGAACTGCTTTGAAACGTTTGCCCGCACATATTTTCCGCACTATGTGACGGGATTAAAATCCGTTTTGCATGAATACCTTTACGAACGCCTTGAGAGCGTCCGAGGCAACGGCGCGAAAATCGCCGTTGCCGCCCCTCGCGGAGAAGCAAAATCAACGATTGTCAGCCTGATTTTTGTCATCTGGTGCATCTGCCTGAACAAAAAGCACTTTATCGTGATTATGATGGATGCTTGGGAACAAGTCGCTCCGATGGTCGAAGCGATAAAAGCCGAACTGGAATTTAATCCGAGATTGATTTCAGACTTTCCCGAAGCGGCGGGAAAAGGAACGCTTTGGCGCGAAGGCGTGATCGTTACTAAAAACAACGTCAAAATTCAAGGGTTCGGCTCCGGCAAACGTCTGCGCGGCGTGCGTCACGGCGCATACAGACCGGATCTGTGCATTTTGGACGATATTGAAAACGACGAAAACGTTCGTAGTCCGGCGCAAAGGGATAAACTTTACAACTGGGTTGTCAAAGCCGTTCTGAAGCTCGGCCCGACCGACGACAGCATGGATGTCGTTTATATCGGGACAATTCTTCATTATGACAGCGTTTTAAGCCGGATTTTGAAAAACAAACTCTGGGAAACCCGAAAATTCAAAGCGATTATGCGTTGGCCGGACAGAATGGATCTGTGGGAGGAATGGGAATCCCTTTTATTAAATGACGGGCCGGATACCGCCGAAGCGTTTTATAAAGAAAACCAAACGGCTTTGGAAGCCGGAGCCGCCGTCAGTTGGCCGGCGCAACGCCCCTTAAAAAAGTTGATGTTGCTTCGCGCCCGTGACGGTCATGAATCCTTTGACAGCGAATTGCAAAACGATCCGGTCAACGATGAAAACGCAAGCTTCTCCGACTTCGTTTTTTGGACGGACGTTTGTCCGCGTTGGACTTTTTTCGGCGCTTGCGATCCGTCATTGGGCAAGACGAACAAGCACAACGACCCGTCCGCCCTTTTAATCGGCGGACTGGATCGGGAAACCGGAAAAATGGACGTTGCGGAAGCATTAATCCGTCGTCGTATTCCCGATCTGATCATTTCCGATATGATTGCCTTGCAGCAAAGATACAACGCGGTGATGTGGTTTGTTGAAGCCGTTCAATTTCAGGAATTTTTAAGAACGGAACTGATGAACCGTGCGGCTTCGGCGGGTGTTTATCTGCCCGCGACACCGATCATTCCCCATTCGGACAAGGTTTTGCGGATTGAAAGCCTGCAACCGCCGGTCAAGGCCGGATTGATCCGCTTCCGGCAGGAACAGACCGTTTTGTTGGAGCAGTTGCGACACTTTCCGAAAGCGGATCACGACGACGGGCCGGACTGTCTGCATATGCTTTACACGAACGCTTTAAAATTCAGTCAGCCGGCCGACATCAGATTAGGGCGTCCGTTGGCTTCCCGCACGATATTGAAAGGATTTAATATCCGATGACAGGAAAAAGCATAACCGAAATCAAAAACGAATACGCCTCCGCCAAGCGGGATATTTTCAATCCGCCGACAAACGGCGTTTTCCAAAACAAGGATGAGACTTTGCGCGACCGTTCCGGTTCGGACGGTATGAAGCTCTATGACGATTTGGAAACCGATGCGCATACCGGCGCCGTTCTGCAAAAGCGGAAGCTCGCCGTTTTGGCCAGAGATTGGGAAATCGTTCCGGCAAGCGATTCTCCGGCCGACGTCGAAGCCGCTGAATACATAGATTTATGCTTGAAAAAGCTTCTGTTCGATCAGATTTGTATGGATTTGTTGGACGCCATTCTGAAAGGGTATGCCGTTTCGGAAATTATGTGGGAAATCAAAGACGGGAAAATCTGTCCTGCGGCCATTCTGTCACGGGATCCCCGTCGGTTTCTGTTTGATGAAAACTACCGCTTGAGACTTCGGACTGCTGAAAACTATTTCCCCGGAGAACCGATGCCTCAAAATAAATTCATCATTCACCGGCACGGCGGCAAAGCCGGCGATCCTTACGGTCGCGGGATCGGTTCCAAATTGTATTGGCCTGTGTTTTTCAAGCGGCGCGGCTTGGAGTTTTGGCTTGTTTTCTGTGAAAAGTTCGGTTCGCCCACGGCAGTCGGAACTTATGTCCCCGGAACGCCGACGGACGAACAGGACAAGCTTTTGCGTATCATCAGCAACATCGCTCAAAATACGGCCGTTCTCGTTCCTCAAGGCTGTGATCTTAAATTTTTGGAAGCCGTTCGAGCCGGTGTCACGACTTACGAACAGCTTTGCCGGTATATGGACGAACAGATCAGCGAAGCCGTTTTAGGCGAAACGCTGTCCACGAATATCGGCGACGCCGGAAGCTATGCGGCGGCGAACACGCACAACGAAGTGCGGGAGGAAATATCCAGCGCCGACGCGGATCTGCTGGCGGATACACTGAAAAGGGATTTGTTCCGCCCGATCGTCGAATTTAATTTTCCGAACGCGCAAGTGCCGAGTATAAGGCGTTTTGTTCCCGTTCCCGAAACGTCGAAAGACGAAGCCTTTGCCAAAAAACTGGATTGGCTGTCAAAAGCGGCGGCATTGGGAATGGAACCGGAGGACGCTCCCGCTTTTTATGCCGAAAACTTTGGCGGCCGTTGGGTTAAAGTCGAACGTCCGGCCATACAGTCCGCCGGATATCCGTCTTTTGCGGAAGAACGCAACGAAACGTCCGATTTACTGGATCAGGCGGAGGATTTAGCCGATCCCCTGACTGAAAAATGGATCGGGCAAATTAAAAAGTTGGCGGTTCGATGCAAGGATATGACGGAACTGCAAGACCGGCTTTTAAGTCTGTATTCGGACTTGTCGCCGGACGAGTTGGGGGAAATTATGGAAGCCGCTTTTGAAGTCGCCGAACTGACCGGCAGATCGGAGGTATGATATGCCCGAAACATCCGTTCACACAAAACCGTTTCAGGAAGCGTTGGATTATTTCCGGGAAAAAGTCAATCTGCCCACAAAGACGTGGCGGGACATACAACACGGCGCGCACGCAAAAGCCTTTGTGGTCGCCGGAGCGATGAAAGAGGATATGCTTTCCTCTTTCCGCGAAGCCATAGACAAGGCGATTGCGCAAGGCACGACGCTTGAAGAGTTCCGAAAGGATTTTGATAAGATCGTCGCTTCTGCCGGTTGGAGCTATAAAGGAACGCGCGGCTGGCGGACGAGGACGATTTTTGCGACGAACATTCAAACGGCGTATGCGGCGGGACGATATAAGCAAATGACGGATCCCGATGTGCTGAAACGCCGGCCGTACTGGCAATATCTGGTCGGAGACAGTAAAAAGCACCGCAAGGAACACCTGCAATGGAACGGATTGATTTTACGGGCGGACGATCCGTTCTGGGAAACGCATTATCCGCCGAACGGCTGGGGATGCAAATGCCGCGTCCGTTCCCTGTCGGAACAAGACCTTGAACGGATGGGGAGTAAACCGGATACCGCGCCGAAAGGTTCGGAAGGTGTGCATCAGGACTGGAAATACAATGTCGGCGAAGCGGCTTGGGGAAATCCGTTTGCAAAAAGAATTTTGAAAGAAAACGGAAAGCCTCTCTATGAATGGCGGGACGTAACGCCGGAAAAAAGCTTCGCCTACGAAAAAGAAACGGAAAATATTCCTGAAATCGTCACCAAAACCCGTCAAATTCAGGCTTCTGAAACGGCGGTCGAATGTCAAGCCGTCATTGAAAAAATTATGGGCGGAGAAAAGCGGAAAGAATATCAAAGAACGGATCCGACCGGTGCGATCGTTTCTGTCGTTCCTGAAAGTTTGGCAAAGCACGTTTTGGAAAGCCATCACACGGAAGACATTCCTTTCATTCCGGAACTGATAGAAAATCCGTCGGAAATCTGGGTGACGTTTGAAAAGGAAAAGAACGGAAAATACCGTATACGAAAAAAGTATATAGGACGCTTTATGGAAGGAAAAGAGCGTTTCCGGATTTTAGTTGCCGAGGGGGAAAAAGGCGTTTTTAAAACGATTACGAATTTCAAACGGCGAAATATAAACAGAGCAAGGAACGGTATTTGTATATACAAAAAATAAAGATGACTTTCTTCCGTTTGAATGCCCTCTCTATTGGAAGCCCTGAGGTTAACTGTAGCGGTGCTTAACTACAACATTCTAGCGGTAAAAGCCATCTTCTTAATTTAGATATAGCGCGAAACGGGAAAGGAATCAAGGGAATAAAAAAGTTTAGTCGTTGTCGCGCCGGTCTCTCCATACAGGGTCGGCGGCGGGATCCGAAGAAGTGATGCCAAGGCGCAGACCGGCCGGTCGGCATACCGCATTACGAGCGTCAAATCACTTCGTCCGCCGCATTCAATAATATAAAGGAGATAAAACCATGCCGGAAATCAAATGGACGCCGGAACGGATCGTCCGGCAACATCGGGCGGCTCGTCCCGGAGCGACTTTGGGACGCGAATTGCCGCGTTTGGACGCTTTCTTAAAAAAATGGAACGGAACGGACGATATTGATGCTGCGGGCAGAACCTTGGCGTTGTGTTTTGCTCTGACCGGCCGGTTCGGTTCCCCTGTCGCGGAAATCATAGGTCATCGTATTATTGCCGTATTTGCCGGACGGGAAACGGAATTATCCGCCGCCGTGGACAAAGCGTGTTGGGAGGTTCTGTGATATGAGCGGCGTTGTTGTTAAAGTAACGGATAAAGAAGCGTTGAAACGTCTTGCCGAATTGAAAAACAAAATCGGCAACTTTGAAGCCTTTTTTAAAAACGCCGGAGAAGTGTTGCTTGAGAACACGAAACAGCGTTTTACGGACGAGACGGATCCTGACGGAAATAGATGGAAAGAGCTGTCGCCCGCCTATAAAAAGAAGAAAAAAGGACACAAGATTTTACAGGAACTTGGCGAAAACGGCGGATTGTCGGGAACGCTTGCCTATCATGCGACGCCGGATGCCCTGCTGATCGGTTCCGTAAAAAAATATGCGGCGATTCATCAGTTGGGCGGAAAAACCGGCAAGAATCACGCGGCGACGATTCCGGCCCGTCCGTATCTGGGACTGTCGAAAAAGGATCTGGACGATTTAAGCAACCTGATCGACGATTTTTTGGCGGAGGAATGAAAACCGATTTTAAAGCCCGTGTGTGCGCGTTGGATATTTTTGGCAACGTCCTTGCGAGAAAATTGACAACGGCGACACAAACCCCGTTAGTGGGGTGTTAGTTTTGATGATTATTTATAATAAGTTTTGCGCTTGACGTTTTTTGCGCGAAAAGGCATATTTGAATCAATCCGGCGGAAGAAAAAGGTATGAGGTGCAGCCTGCACCTTATACCTTTTTTTTGACGGTATCACAATGGCTCCTGTGTTCAACACAATCAGGAGCGTTTTTTATGAAAAAAATTGAAATTTTCAAGGTCGGTTTATGGACGTCCGCCGAAGGTCGGACGATCGGTTTTACCGAAGCCGATCTGCAAAAAACGGCGTCCGCGTATGATCCGAAAAAATTTGACGCCCCGCTTGTTCTGGGGCATCCGAAGACGGCAGATCCGGCTTACGGATGGGTGAAAAGCCTGTCTTATTCGGACGGAAAGCTGATTGCGGAGGTCGACGATGTCGAACCGGAATTCGCCGAAGCCGTTTCACAAAAAAGATACAAAAAAATCTCGGCGTCCTTCTATACGCCGGATCATCCGGGCAATCCCGTTCCGGGAACTTACTATTTGCGTCATGTCGGCTTTCTGGGCGCGGCCGCTCCGGCGGTTAAAGGGTTGAAACCCGTTTCTTTCGCCGAGGCTGACGCTTTGACGTTCGATTTTTCCGAAGACAACGCCGATGAAGCGAAAACGACCGGATTTTTCAGTAAAATCAAGGCTTTTATCGCTGAAAAATTCGGCGACGAGGATGCGGAAAAGGTTATTCCGGCACAGGATTTGGCGGCTTTGGAAGGACGGTCTGACAAAGAACCGGAAAAAACTTCCGAAAACTCCAAAGCAAACGGCGGCGATCAGGAAGAAGCCTTTGCCGAACGTGAAGCCGAATTGAACAAACGGGAAAACGAACTGGCAAAACTGGAACGGGATTTTCGACATTCGGAAAACGAACGCTTTTTAGACGGTTTGGTTTCCGGCGGCAGGATTACCCCCTCAATGAAACCGAAACTGTTGAGCTTTATGGACGGTTTGGCCGACGGCAGTTTGTCTTTTTCCGAAAAAGAAAGCGGTTTCAAAGAAATCTTGAACGCTTTGCCCAAAATCGTCGAATTCGAGGAAAAATCCAAACCGGAAGCGACTTCGGAGCAAACGGCAAGCTTTTCCGTTCCCGACGGTTTTACCGTGAACGCCGAACGGTTGGAATTACACAAAAAGATTTCCGCGTATCAAGACGCGCATCAAGGCGTTTCCTATACGGAAGCGGCAAAAATCATCGGAGGATAAACCATGCAGAAAAGACCCCTTTTGACAGACACGATCAAAGCATCCGGCAACATTGCCGAACACCGCTTCGTGACTTGCGCCAACGAACAGGCCGACGAGGCCGGTGCAATCGTCGCCGGCGTTTCCGATACCGCGATTGAAGCGGGCGGATACGGTGCGATTGACGTTCTCGGCACAACGCTTGTCGATGTCGGCGGAACGATTTCCCGCGGCGACGATCTTGCGACGGACGAAAACGGCAAGGCCGTGAAAGCCGAGGAAGGACAATACGTCTGCGCCCGCGCTTTGTATGACGCCGCCGCGGGACAAACGACGGAAGTTCTTTTAATCCACTCTCCCGCGCCCGAAGCGGAAGACGGCGAATAATCCGTTCAACCCTCAAACAAAGGATAAAAAAATATGGCTATGAATTTAAAACAGACGCGCGTTATCGATCCGGTATTGACAAACGTTGCCGTCGGTTACACCAACGCCGAATTTGTCGGCAACGTCATTTTTCCGAAAGTGTTTGTTCCGCAGGAAGGCGGCAAGGTTATTCAGTTCGGAAAAGAAGCGTTTAGACTGCACAATGCGAAACGCGCCCCGTCGGCGGACAGGAAAAGAATTTCTTTCGGATATGAAGGCTCTCCGTTCGTTCTGGATGAAAATTCGTTGGAAGCATCGATTGACCGTCGTCAGCTGAAAGCGTCGGAAGTTCCGGGCGTTGATTTGGCGACCCGCGCCGTTAATCTGACGATGAACACGCTGTTGCTCGGCGCGGAAAACGAAGCGGCTACGCTTGCGCGGGACGCCTCAAATTATGACAACGACCATAAAACAACCCTGACCGGAACAGCAAAATGGTCGAATGCCGCCTCCGATCCTCTTTCGGACATTTCCGACGCGCAAAAAGTCATTGAAGAAAGCATCGGCCGCACGCCGAACGTGCTGACGTTAAGCAATGCCGCTTATCGCGCCTTGAAGTCGCATCCGGCGATTTTGGAGCATTTCAAATATACCAGTGCGAAAGCCGTTTCTTTGGATATGTTGCGCGATTTGCTGGAAGTCGAAATCATCAAAGTCGGCAAAGCGTTGTATGTGGACGAAACCGGACAAACGCAGGCCGTTTGGGGCAATGACGCGATTTTGTCGTATTCGGATCAGAACCCGTCCGGCGTGGAATCGCCGTCTTTCGGTTATGATTACACTCTGGAAGGTCATCCGATGGTCGAAGAGGCGTATTACGACGACCACACGACCACTTATTACTATCCGGTAACGCTGACGCACAAACCGGTTTTGACCGGTGCGGCGGCGGGCTATCTGTTCAAAGACACCGTTTAAGGAGGAAATAATGACGAAATACACGGTTATTTCCCCCTTTAAAGACGGATCCGGCCGTCATTGTGCCGGTGATGTTCTGGAAGATGTCGAAAATGCGGCGTCTTTGGTAAAAAGCGGGCTGATTCGCACCGAAACGGTAGCGAAAGCTTCCGCCTCGAAACAGAACAAACCTGCCGGAGAAGCTTCCGAACCGGAAATCGAAAATGCCTTGCCGGAAAAACCGGTCGAAGCGGCTCCCGCTCCTGTTCCCGCGGAAACAAAAACACCGGCGTCTAAAAAGACGGACGGAAAAGCCAAAGGAGCAAAGGCATGAGCTATGCGACACGGGCGGCTTTGGTGGAACGGTTCGGGGAAGCTGAAATCGGTCAGCTGGAACACGAAGGCGTCAGTTATGCTCAAATTCTTGAAGATACGGACGCTTTGATTAACGGGTATCTTGCCCGTTCTTATCAAATACCGTTAAAGAAGCCGTCCGCGTTGCTTGTCGGTTGGGCGTGCGACATCGCCCGATACAAAATCCGGTCTCGCACGATGCGCGGATCGGACGCCTTATCGGACGATGTGCGCAAACGCTATGAAGATGTGTTGAAACAGCTCAAAGATGCGGCTGACGGCACGTTGCTTTTAGAGCTGGACGAAACGCCGTCCGAAACGAACAATGCTCTGACCAGAGTTTCAGGCCGTTCCGATCCGGCTGTTTTCACCGCAGATAAAGGATTGTTCGGATGGAAATAGGAGCTCTTGAAACAGCATTCATAAATTGGCTGAACGCGGAAATGCCCGATTTGCCGACGGAGGCTTTTCCCGACAATCCTGCCGGATACGACTTATTGAGCGAAAACGGCGTCGTTCTTGTGCGCTATAACGGAACGACTTACGGAGAAGTCGAAACGCTTGGAATGACGACACAGACAGGCGAAACGGAATTTGTTCTGTCCGTTTTGGCATACAGTCTTTCCGCCGCATCGGGTGTTTACGCCAATCTGTCAAAGGTTATCCGAACCGTTCAGGGAAAAACTTTCCCCGGCGCAACGGCTGTAAAGCTTAAAAACATTGCTTTTGCAGGGGTCGAAAACGGCAGATGGCAATACGATATGACGGTTTTGCTTGAAATGCCGGAAATCGAACCCGCCGAACAGGAACCCTTTAATCTGTTTAATCAAATCACGATAAGGAACGCAAACGATGAAGTTCATTTATAACGGCCCGCTTGATGCCGTAACGATCAGAAACGGCAAAGAAATCCTTGATGTCATTCTGACGAATGGCAAGGAAATCGAATTGCCGGAAAAAAACGAATACGTCAGAACCTTGCAGGAAAAAGGCCGTCTGACACCGGTTGAAACATCCAGAAAGAAAGGGGGTAAAAATGACTGATTTTCTGCATGGAACGGAAACGATTGAAATTGATAAAAACGGAACGGTCATCACGGAAGTCAAATCCGCCGTTATCGGAATTGTCGGAACGGCTCCGATTCAAAATGTCGATGAAAACGATCGCTCCGTCAATCAGATCAAGCTGTGCTTGTCCGAAAAAGACGACGCAAAATACTTCGGCGAAGAAACAGAAGGATACACATTGCCGACGGCGTTGAAAGCCATTCGTAAAAACGGCGGTATCGTTTTGGCCGTCAACGTCTTTGATCCGTCAAGACATACCGTTGTCGAAGATGAAGAGCAGATTCCGGATCCTTCAACCGTTACAGCCGCGGATATTATCGGCAGCGTATCGGCGGGCGGTGTCAGAACGGGATTGAAGCTTTTTGAGGAAGCGATGAGTCGTTTCGGATACAATCCTAAAATCATTCTTGCGCCCGAATATAACTCCGCTGTCGCTGTTCGTAACGCTTTGGCGGAAACCGCCGAGAAATGTGCCGGAGTGACTTTGGTTGATGCTCCGGTCGGAGCTTCCGTCAGCGCGGCGATTACTGCTCGCGGAACATCGGGCGATTTTGATATGAACACTTCGAATCCGCGCGTGATTCTTTGTTATCCGCACGTTTACGCGCCGAATGCCAAAACGGCGGAAAATCAGTTGGAACCGTTATCCAACTATGCCGCTTCGACGATTTTAATGACGGATAACAACCGTGGATATCACGTCAGTCCGTCCAATAAAGAAATCAAGGGCATCACGGGCATCGAAACAAACCTGACCGCCCGTATCAATGATCCGACTTGTGAAGTCAATCAGCTGAATGCGGCCGGATATGTGACGGTTTTTAACGCTTTCGGAACAGGTTTCCGTTTGTGGGGCAACCGTTCGGCGGCATTTCCGACATCAAGCAAGCCGGAAACATTCATTCCCGTTCGCAGAACGGCCGACATGATCGAGGAATCCATTTTGTCCGCGGCTCTTGATTTCCAAGACGAACCGGGAACAAAGGCGTGGATTGACGCCGTTTGCGGTTCCGTCAATCGCTTTTTGAACACGCTGATCGCCCGAGGCGCAATCGTTGACGGTTCCTGTTGGTTCCCCGACGACGTAAACACCACGGACACATTGGCGGCGGGACATTATTACTTCGATTATGACTTTATGCCGCCGACACCTGCCGAACGCATCACGTTCCGCGCTTGCATCAACAAAGAACTGCTGGCTTCTCTGCTGGCATAAGGAGGAAAAATGATTCAGATCAAGAAAATTTCCAACGCGAACGTATATAAGCGTGGCGTTTCTTTCGTCGGAAAAGCGAAAGAAGTCACTCTGCCCGACGTGGCTTTCGTCGTAAACGAGTATAAATCTTTAGGACTGTTCGGCACGGCAAAACTGCCGGACGGATTGGAAGCGATGGAGGCGACTTTCAACTGGGGCGCGCTATATCCCGAAGTGTTGTCCGAAGCGGCAAACCCGTATAAATCAGTCCCGTTGCAAATCAGAGCGGCGCAGGAAACGTTTAATTCTTTCGGCCGCGTCGCCACGGAACCCGTTCTGATCGACATTGCCGGAACGTTTTCCAAGTTTCCGCTCGGCGCGTTCAAACCCGGCGAAGCTTTGTCGTGCGAAACGGTTATGCAGGTCAGTTACTTTAAAATGACCATCGGCAAACAGATCGTTGCGGAATGTGATGTGCTGGCGAACATTTATCGTGTCAACGGACAAAATCTTTTGAGTGAAATTTAAGGAGGCGTAAATGGGAACTCCTGAAATCATCAAAACGTTTACCTTGCCGTCGGGAAAAACGGCGGCAGTCCGGAAAGCGTTCGGTCGCGATGTCCGAAAAGCCCGTGTTATGGCAAACAGCCAACCGGAAATGTTTGCACCGGCCTTGGCTTCGGTTCTGATGACGATTGACGAAAAACCGTTCGCTATGGAAGAGATGGACGATATGGATATGGAAGATTATCTGATCATTGAATTTGAAATATCGGAACTTTTCCCAAACTTCCAAACGCCGAAGCGTTCGTCGTAATGGTGAACAGCGGCTGGCGTTTGGAAGAACTGTCGGCGATGGAATTGCCGGAGCTTTTGTTCTGGATGAAAGAACAAAGCAGAATCAATGAAGAAATGAAAACGGAGGCGGATAAAAATGGCTAAAAACATCTTCAAATTCGCTATGCAGCTGTTTGCCGCAGATGCCGCCTCCGCTAAAATTACAGCCGTTCAAAAAAAGCTGGAGGATTTGAATAAAGCATCCGAACGGATTCAAAGCCGCGGAACCGAAATGATAAAAGCAGGAAGCGTCAAGTTGTTTCAAAGCGCGGCGATGATTGCTCCGTTGGGAAAAACGATCATGGACGCTTCCCGCGTTGAAGACGTTATGGGCGAACTGTCGAATGTCGCCGGTATGAGTGCCGAAAAAATGGCGGACGTATCGGACGCTTTCTTTAAATACTCAAAGAATCACAACGCCAATCAGATCGAATACATTCAAACAGCGACAAAAATGGCTAAAAGCGGCTTACAGGGTGCGGAAGGAATCGCCGTGACAAATACCGCGATGATGTTGGCTCAGGCGACAATGAGCGATGCGGCAAGTTCCGCATCTCTTTTGGCCAATATGTATAATGCCGTCGGCGATAAGACAAAACCCGCCGCCGATGAGATGAATCGTCTGGCCGACGTGTTGGCGCGGACTCGTGAAGTAACGAAAATCAATAATATGGCCGAACTGGGACAGGTTATGCAGAAATCATTGCCAACTCTTGTTCAATACGGGCTAAACGTTGAACAGGTGGGAGCGGCTATCGGCGTTATGGCGCAAAAAGGCCTTCGTGTTGAAGAAGCCGGAGAAAGCATCAAAGGAATTGCGCAAAGTATGCAAAATGCTGGAGCGGCGTTAGGCTTCAGAATCGCCCGCGATGATCGCGGAAATATGGATTTTGCCGCAACTCTTGAAAATATCCGCGCCCGTTTCGGAAACTTGCAAGATCAACCGCCGCAGTTGCGGGAACGTCTGAAAACAGCGTTCGGCGAAGGTTATAAGGGACTGTCGCTTTTGTTGGACGGCAGTGCGGAATATAATCAGACTTTAGCGAAATTAAACAATTCCGTCGGAACAACCGCCCGTCTGGAAAAAGAAAACGCGGCCTCTTTTGCGGAAAAGCGTAAAAATATGCTTTCCGGCTTTTCCGCACTTTCCGCTTCAATCGGCAAAACGTTCTTGCCGGCGGCAACAATGGCGGTTGATGTTATCGGGCGTTTTATGTTTGCTTTAGCCGATATTTATAACAATTCCGCAACAATTCGCTGGGTTGTCGGATTAGCCGGCGGAGTTCTGGGCGCCATTGCCGCGTTTACGGCTTTGTCCGGTGTGATGAATATCGTCAGCGGGGCTTCTTTGCTGGTTGTCGGACAGGGAGGGAAACTGCTTTCCCTCATATTGAAACTTGCTCCCGCTTTTATCGGCGCAACCGTTCAAGCCGTTTCGTTTGCGGCGGCATTATTGGCCAATCCGGTCACTTGGATTGTTGCCGGTATCGTCGGTTTGGGCGTCGCTTTGATTGCCGTCGCAAAAAAATGGGATTTTATCAAAGAGAAAGCGTCTCAATTCTTTGAATACGTTCTGGAAAAAGCGGCTCCCGTCTTAAACGTCATAAAAAAAGTCGGAAGTTGGTTCGGTTTTGGCAAAAAGACGGAAGCCGTTCAGGAAATCAATGAAAAGCAGGAAAAGATATTTCAAAACGAAACCGTTGTCCGCACCGCATTGCCGCCGAAACAAAAAGAAAAAGCAACAGAAAAAAACGAAACGACGGTTGCTCGAGCACCGGTTCAAAACGTAACCAACAATCCGACAGTCAATATTACTTTAAACACGGAAGGATCCGCCGATAAAGAACAGGTCAGAGGACTGTTGGACAAGTTTTCGGATCGGATTTTGGATACAATCCGGCAAACGACAACCGATAAGACGCGGAGGGCTTACTGATGTCGTGGGCTATGTTGGGAAATGTTCCCGTTGATTTGACAGATTTTGTCGCGGACTGGAATGAAGAACAGAGTGCCGTTTATGCCGAAATTCAAAGAATTGACAGGAAACCGCTTCTTCATCGAATGGGGGACGCTTTGACCAGCCAATCATTGACGGTTCGTTTCAATGCCGCCGTTTGCTCCGTCGAAGACAAAATCGCCGCCGTGGAAAAATTGAAAGATGACGGAAAAGTCTTTCCTTTTGTTTTGGGCAACGGAAAATATATCGGGGATTTTATTCTGGATAAGATCACAAAATCCGTCATTTCAACGGAAGCGGACGGAACGTTGGTCGCCGTCGATTTAACGCTGTCCCTGCTTGAATGCCCCGAACAGGAAGAAATAGCCTATATTACGGAAGGGGAATGTTCAAACGACCGTCTTGATTTGACGGATGAAGAACCGCCGGAACCTGCCGCCGCAACGGAGGAATAAGATGTCTTATGTCATTCACATCACGAAACAAGGCGAACGTTGGGATTCTCTGGCCTATAAATATTCCGGGGACGCCACCCGTTTTCTGCCGATTATTGAAGCGAACAAAACCTTGTCCCCAGAGGAAACGTTCCAAGGCGGCCTGCGCGTTTTTATTCCTGTTTTAGATGCCGAACCGTTATCCGTTGAAAGGTTGCCGCCATGGAAAAGAGAGTCTTAACGCCGTCATTTTTTTTGACATATAATAAACGCGACATCACGGCGGATATATCTGCGGATTTGATTGAATTGTCTTATACGGACGTGTGGCACGGCGCGTGTGACGACATCACGCTGAAGCTGAATAATTCTTCCGGTCGTTGGACTGACAGCTGGTATCCGACCCTTGGCGATACGATTGAAGCAAAAATCGGCTATAAGGAAACAGGCTTTTTAAACTGCGGCGCGTTTACGATTGACGATATTGACGCGGCCGGAGATGCAAATTCGGGTGATACGGTAATTATCAAAGGTCTGTCGGCTCCAGTGACCAAAGAAATCCGAAGCGGTCGGACGAAAGCGTTTGAAAATGTGCATTTATCTGAAATTGCGACGGAAATTTCAGCCTTGCACGGCTTGACACTTGTTTTTGAAACAGACTTTGATCCCTATTTTGAACGGGTGACACAAAATAACGAGCGGGATCTGGCCTTTTTAAAACGTCTTGCCGAAGACTACGGTTGCGCTTTTTCTGTTCGCGGCGGAAAGATGTTTTACCATGCACAGCGCATTCTTAACGAAGCGGACGCTTTTTTCGTTATCAACCGGAATGACGTCAGCAGTTATCAATTCAGTTCAAAAACCGTTCAGATGTTTAAAAAAGTCATTGTTCCGTATCGTCTGCCGGACAGCTCCGCAGTGGAAGAAGAATCCGCATCAGACAATCGGTATCCGTTCGGTGACGTCTGGCGAGTTCAAGCCGTTGCCGAATCCCGTGAGCAGGCGTCGGCGATTGCCGCAAGCAAACTGTCTATGTTTAACGCGTTGTCGGTTCAGGGAGCGTTATCTCTGGCTGGGAATGTCTATCTATGCGCCGGAGCGAATGTGAAGCTTCAGGGATTTGGCGTCTATGACGGAAAAATGCAGATAGCCTCCTCAAAGCACAAATTAAGCCGGACAAGCGGTTATACAATGGAACTTGAACTTAATGCGTTGGGGGTGGTTTGATGTTTGCGACAGGAATCGTTGTTTCCGTCAATGAGAAAACCGTTACCGCCCGCGTCCGTTTTCCCGATCGGGAAAATATGATCAGCTGGGATTTGAACGTCAATCAAACGCGCTCCGGCATGGTATGGATGCCTCGTCTGGGCGAACAGGTCAACTGTTTGATGGACGACGCTTTGAAAAGCGGTTCAATTATCGGAAGTTTTTACACAAAGGAGAATCCGCCGCCGGTTAAATCAACGGATAAATGCCATATCACGTTTAATGACGGAACGATCATTGAATACGATCCGGCATCGCATCATTTAAAAACGGATATAGGAACGGGAACAGCGGAAATAAAAGCGTCAACCATCACTTTGGACGGCGACGTTGATATAACGGGTTCTCTGTCCGTTTCCAAAGATGCGACTGCTGACGGAACGATTACCGGAAAAACGGCGGTTAAAGATACAAAAGGCAGTATTCAAGACATACGGACGCACTTTAATGAACATACGCACGTCTGCACGGCTCCGGGTATTGATTCCGCAACTCCGAAAGTTCCTATGCCGTAATAAGGTGCGCGGCGCGCCTTAATCATTATCAACCGCCATTTTAAAATGGCGGTATGACAGAAACGAAAACAAAAAACTGGCAAGCGAAAATCGGCTCTATCGGAAGCCGCGTTTACGGTATTGCCGAGATCGAACAGTCGATCAGAATTATTCTGACGACTATCAAGGGATCCGTTCCTTTACGCCCCGACTTCGGCTGTGACGCGTTTCTTTATCTTGATGAGCCGGTGACAACAGCCAAACCGCATATTGTGCGGGAAGTAACGACCGCTCTTACCCGTTGGGAAAAACGGATAAAAATCGAGAGCGTTACGGTCAAAGCGGACGAAAACGGTTTGCTTGTTTCGGTCAACTGGAAAACTGCTTCTGAATCCGCAAAAACGGAGGTGACTTTATGAATATTGAAAAACCGGTTGTCATTGAAAATAATCCGGCTGATATTGTCGCCGAAATGATAGCCTCTTATGAGGAAAAAACCGGAAAAACGCTGACGGATGCGGATATAGACCGCCTTATGATTGACGTGATGGCGTATCGTGAAAGCCTGCTCCGGTCTAAAATACAATACGGCTTTGAGCAGAATCTTATCGCTTACGCCGATTATCCTGCGATTGACGCCATCGGAGCGCAAAAGGATATTTTCCGATTGGAACCGTCGGCCGCCGGCTGTATTCAACGCTTCTATCTAAGTGAACCATTAGCTTTCGCCGTTACCGTCTCATCGGGAACCGCTGTCAAAGTCGAAGGCGCGGCATATGCTTTTATCACGACGGAAAACTTGACTATTCCGGCAGGTTCCGAATATGGAGACGTTCATATTCTTTGCTCAGTAACAGGTTCATTGGCCAATAATATAGAAACTGGAGCCATCAATAAAATGACGCGCCCGATCGGCTTTATTGACCGGACGGAAAATATTACCGAGACTTCCGGCGGAGCTGATCGGGAAACGACGGAACATTATCGGAAACGTCTGCTTGAAGCTCCCGGTAATTTTTCCGTCGCCGGGCCGGTTCAAGCCTATCGCTATTTTGCTTTGTCGGCACATTCGGATATTATAGACGTTGATCCTCAAAGCCCTGAACCCTCCGTGGTTTATGTTTACGTTCTGACAGAGAACGGCGAAGCTTCTTCCGAAATTTTAGACCGTGTCGCTGATGTTTTGTCTGCCGATGCCGTCCGCCCGATTGGCGATGATGTCAGCGTTTTTTCAGCCGTTCCGGTTGAATTTGAAGTCACGGAAACTTTAACTATTCAGCCGGAAGCCGATGCGGACACCGTCAGAGCTGCGGCTTTAGCGGTTTTAAACCGTTTGTTTGATGATTGGAAAAGAAAACTGGGGCAGGATATTTTGCCTGACGCGATAATAGAGGTTTTACGTTCCGTTCCGGGCGTTCATAAAGTATCGCTTAATCCGTGCCAATATGTCTCTCTGCAATCGCATCAGTTTCCAATCTGCACGTCGATTTCTCTCACTGTCGAGGTTCGGTCATGAGCGTTATTCTGCCATCTTCAATTCGCGATGAACGCACAATTGCTTTAAACGATATCCATAAAAACCGTCTGAAAGCGTTGCCGTTGGAAAAATTAACGGTTCGAGACTACGACAAAGTGGACGCAAAAGCTTTGCCGGTTTTGATTGAAGAAAAGCAAATACAGGACTTTGTTACCGGAACAATGTCTGAAACGATGATTCGCCGCTTGTTAAAAGAGGCTGATAATCTGCGGCGTTTAACCGGAACGCCGGCCGCCGTCAAACGGGCGTTGGAAACGATCGGCATTGCCGGTGTTTTGACCGAATGGTGGCAAATGTCGCCTAAAGGAGAAAAAGGCACATTCAAAATTGAAGCACTTGTTAATGAAAACCTTGTTCCGATCAGTCAACCGGTCTTTTCACCGGAACGCGTTAAGGAAGCTTACCGCCTGATTGATGCCGCCAAGCGTCTTTCCCAACATTATATTTTAACAGCCGGATCCCTGCATAAAGCTTCCGTTTCAGTCGGTGCCTCTTTTTTCTCCGCACAACGGCTGACAGCGCGAGGGAACTTAATCAATACAGGAGGTTAATATGGCAGAAATCAGTTTGGATCCCATTCTTACAGAAAACGGTTTGGCCGCGATGCGAAATGCCGACGCGACGGGAATCGCCGCAAAAATTACGCATATTGCCTTGGGAGATACAGGCTCAACACCGGTATCCTCCGTTCAAACCCTGCAAAACGAGATTCTGCGCGTTTCTTGTTTTTCAGGCGGCGTCACCGGAAATAAACAAATTACCGTCACGGCAAATATCCCTGCCGGAACGCCTGAATTTTACGTTCGGGAAATCGGTTTCTTTTTAGAAGACGGAACTTTGTTCGCTTATTGGTCGCATCCGGAACAGCCGCTCGGATACAGATCGCAAACAACGCCGTGGTTCTTCAAATTTGTTTTTTCGTGGAATGTCGCCGGAACTGTGGATGTCATTTTTGACACAACGTCCGTTTTGTCCCGTGTCGCGCAAGACGTTTCCGTTTTAGAAGAAAAAGTCCGTCATACAGTCTCTTCAGCCGGATTGACGCCAAGCGACGCGGACAACACGCAACTGACGCAGGCGATTGATGGAAAAATCAATTTGGCAAAAGAAGGGAAAGCCGATATTGATTTATCAAATTCGCCATACACGACCAACCGTATTCTTGAAATTCCGCAGAATATCAAACTGGAATTGAACGACGGCTTGTTGACTTTGAAAGCGGGAAGCAAGGTGTATGATGGAAACGGCAACCATATTACCATTCAATCCGATTTAACAAAATCCGCATTATCCGGTGGTGATACGCAACAATACCTTTTATTAAAAGTTGACGGAACCGCGCTTTTTTCAGCCGGTATAAACGATGCGAATTTTGCATATGAGCCTTCGACCGGATATGTTCACTCCGATTCTTACGGCGATTTCTATTTGCCACTGGCGATTACTTCACATTCAGGAACTTCTTATACTTCCGTCGATCAGGTATTTAATCAGATCGGATACATCTGGGCGACAGTGTTTGTGATTAGAGATGGCTATAAGACGTTATCGCCTGACGGGAGAAATGCGGACGGAACGTGCAAAAATAAAATTTTGACTTACGAAGGCGTTATAACACAAACGTATCAGTATACGGGCGAATGTTCCTTTGACGTATTCATTCAGAACGGACAGACTTATTGCCTGCGGTCGCCAAGAGGTTCTTATCTGAGATATGATGCGGAAAAGAACTTGATGGTTGATACAAGTGGAGAGCTTGACAGAGTGATTATAGCTCAAGCTCGTTTTTCCGGCGGTAAATTCATAAGCGTTACTCCCTATCTCGTTGACAGCGTGGCCAATTTCAACGCTTCTAATTTCTCACCCGTAGGAAAATCTGAGATTGTCCATTTCGGCGTCCCCGCTTGGGGGTCGGGAATTGATGTTTCAGCGACGGCGTATGCGACAAGCGGAAAAGGATACAGACCGGCAAAGGACGGCGTTCTTCAAATAATATTGAGATCATTAAGCGGGTATACAGCATATCTATATATATACAACGAAGCAGGCGCTCAAATAGCGGTGATGCGTCTTTCCGTGAATGGAAATGCTGGAGCGGCACAAGGTGATACGATTATTTTTCCGGTCTCCAAAGATTGTTCATACCGCATCAGCGGCGCTTACGCGAATGACGGAATTTATTTCACGCGTTACAGGGAGGCTTAAACTATGAAACTGATTAAAATCATTGATGAACAAACAAAAAAATGTGAAGTCGCTTTGAATGAAAATCCGGACGAGGAAACTTTGGCTTACTTCAAAGAACAGGGCTTCGCGGAAGGCGATTGGGAACGCGGTTACGACGGCATTCCTTACGTTAAAGGTTACGCCCCCGTTCCGCCGGTTCCGACAAAAGAAGAACAGAAGCAAAAGCGCGCGGCAGCCTATGCCGTCGAAGTTGATCCAATTACTGCGCATATCCAGCGCGAACGGGACGAGGAAGAGCCGGACGAAGACAAAATCGCCGCTTTGATTGAAGAGCGCGCGCAAAAGGTCGCTGACATTCAAGCGCGATTCCCGTATCCGGAAGATGAAGAAAGCGAGGACAATTATGGCGACAGTAACGCTTAAAGACGAAGAACGCCAGCCATGCGAGATTTGGACGCGGGTAATGGGGTATTTCCGTCCGGTGTCCGCTTTTAACATCGGCAAAAAAAGCGAATATGCGGAGCGCAAATGCTTTTCTGAAAAGAAAGCGATGGAGGGAGCAGAATGTTTAAATTCGGCAGAAAATCTGAAAAGTGCCTGAAAGAACTTGATCCACGGTTGCAGGATTTGGCGCGGTTGATCATATCCAAGCAAGAAATGGATTTTGCCATTATTTGCGGGCATCGCGGCGAAGCCGAACAAAATGCCGCGTTTGCCGCCGGAGCGTCAAAAGTCAAATTCCCCGACAGCAAACACAACACTTTACCGGCGCGGGCTTACGACCGCGTGCCGTATCCCATTCCTTTAAATGCGGCGGGAGATTGGGATAATAAATCCCCTTTGTGGGACAAACTTGCCGCATTGGAAAAACAATGCGCTGACGAACTCGGCATTGAAATCGTCAACACAATTCCGTGGGATCGTCCGCATTGTGAACTGAAAGACAAGGAGAATTAACTATGGCAGAAAACAAAACTTCTATCATTAGTCCGACTCTGATCACGGCAGTCGTTTGCGTCTTGGCTTCCGTTGTCGGAGCTTTGGGCGTTGACGTTTCGGCGACCGAACAGGCGGAAATCGTCGGCTATACGACTTCGGCGATTACGGGTGTTTCCGGCTTGTTTATCATCGGACGCAACCTCTACACAAAATACAAAGCAAAACACGCATGACGCAATACGTCATCATCTTAGCCGGAGCGGTTGCCATTGCCGCTCTGGCTTATAAAACCGGTCAATTAAAGGAGCGTTTGAGAAATGCCGAAATACAAGCAAATCAAAATAAAAAGATTGCCGAAATCGCGGCTCGTCCTCACGCTGCTCCTGCCGATATACTTGACCTCATGCGCGACGACAAAATGTAGTTGCCCCGCTTGGCCGACGGCGGGAAAACAGGTCGCGCAAGAGCTTGAACGGTTGGATGCCAAAGAGTATCCGGCTGTTTGGGAATGGTTGGCAAGGCTGGAAAAGTTACGGGAGCAACTTAATTGAAGCTCCCTCTGGCCCTTGCGGAGCAAAGATGCCCGTACGGCCAGTACCTCCGCGCCCAGCTTCAATAAAAAAAGCGGAGGCTCGGACGCGGCAACGTCCGGAGCCGCGAGAAGGAAGCTCGCACAGATCAACTGCTCCGCACCCCTCGAGAGGCGGAGAAACTTTAGGATTTAATAACAATGGAGTCAATACGTTGTCCGAAATGCAATAAACTTTTATTCAAAGCCAAGTCGGCGGAACTGGAAATCAAATGTCCCCGATGCGGAACTTTAAACACAATCACGGTCAAGAACCGAAACAACCAAGAAAGCCAAGAGCCTCCTTTTAATAAAGGAGTATCTTATGAACAAAATCTTAAAAGAACAGCTTAAACCGCTTGCCCCCTATCTTGGGGGCAAGTTCCGGCTTGCTAAAACAATCATCGGAAAAATCGAACAAACGCCGCATAAAATCTACGCCGAGCCTTTTGTCGGTATGGGCGGCATTTTTCTGCGGCGGACGCAGATCCCGAAAGCCGAAGTCATCAACGACATCAACGGCGAACTTGTCAATTTATATCGAATTGTGCGAAAGCATCCCGAAGAACTCTGTCGTTGCGTCGAGTTCCGGTTAGCGGCGCGGCAGGAGTTTTACCGGTTGAAACAAACGCCGCCTGAAACGCTGACGGAAATCGAACGCGCAGTTCGCTTTCTCTATCTGCAAAGCGTGGCCTTTGGCGGAAAAGTAACAGGGCAAGCCTTTGGTGTTTCAGTCGACCGGCCGGCGAGGTTCAACTTCGTCAAGATAAAAGACCGACTCCGTGCGGTCGCTGAACGGCTGGCAAGCGTCACGATAGAACAAGAAGATTTTGAAACGTTTATCCGGCACTACGATACAAAAGACACGTTGTTTTATCTTGACCCGCCGTATTGGGGAAATGAAGCAGACTACGGCAAAGGCATCTTCCGCCGTTCAGATTTTGAACGCTTAAAGGACGTTTTAACCGGCATTAAAGGGCGGTTTATCCTGTCTTTAAATGATGTGCCGCAAGTCCGAGATTTGTTCAAAGCCTTTACCATCGAGCAAGCCGATGTGACGTATAGCATCAACAACGAAAGCGCAAAACACACGTCGGAATTGATTATTTCCAACTAAAAGAAAAGGCGGTCTTTATCGACCGCCTTTTTAAGCGCCTAATCTGTCTAAAAAGAAAAACGGAAAGTCCAAATTCGCGCGCCGCGTTACACCAACTAAAAGAAAAGGCGGTCTTTATCGACCGCCTTTTTAAGCGCCTAATCTGTCTAAAAAGAAAAACGGAAAGTCCAAATTCGCGCGCCGCGTTACATTTTCAGGAACCAGAGTAATGCCTTTGCCTTTTGCCTGTATCATTCCCGTTGCTTTAAGATAACGGATATTCATATCCGCATAATCTCTGAAAGTTTGCGCCTGTTTCTTGATTTCTTCCGCTTTCCGATTGTACAGTTGTCTGTCGAACTCTCGTTTTCTTTCTGCCGCTTCTCTTTGCTGTCGTAAAGATAAGATACTGTCAACGGTTTCATTTAATCCGTCAGCAGGAGAAGACAAAATGACTATAGTTGCCATTTCCAGAAATGTTATAGTTGGCTCATATCCGCGTCTTTTCAAATCAAGCATGATTGCCAAAACCCATACCAAAGGAGAAAACATCGCTCCGTTTTCCATTGGCGTTGTAGGCGTTATCATAGAACGCAAAAAGCACTCTTGTATCGCAGGAATAGTTTCGGCGTTAATAAGATTTCTCCCTGCGGGGGTTATTGTGTCAAGCTGCCCTAAATCTTCCTGAGAAAACCCCATATTGCGCGTGATTTCAGGATAGATAAACCCCAATTTTCCCATCGCCGAGCGCCATTTTCTGCCGACACTGTTTGTAGAATCCGCGCCTAATGAAACAATCCCGCATTGCCCTAATAATCTGCGGAAAGCTATATCCCCTTTCTCATTTCGAATATTTCCCTGTATAGCCGATTGGGACAGTGCAACGATACCGTCACGGATTCGAAGGGCACTGCGTACTGACGTATTTCCTAATTGCCAAAATCCCATATTGCTTTCCTTCAATATCCTACGAACAAATATTCCTGTACTTTATTTTTATTCGTCGCCGCGTCTTTTTGATTTCCGAACGAATATTTATAATCAATAGGAACCACCTCGACATGCTCTTTATATTTGGCCATGATTGACAGCATATTATCCTGTGTAGGCAAACTGTTAGACGAATATGAGACAAGTAAAATACTATTGGAAAAACGCTTAAACAGCAAATCAAATGCTTCCGTTGCGCCCTTACGAGTTGAAAACGGAGTCGGATATGATTTGAATTTTTTAGTTTGGGTTTTTTGTTGTATTTCTACACCATTCCAGTATCGCGCCAATCCTTCTACAAAGTGATATCTTCTTACATATTCGTTGTCTGAAAGAGGTGAATAATAAGGAGGATCAATATAAACAAGCCCCGGTTTATCAAGGCGCAACGCCATTGCGTCCCCGTTAATTGCACGATTACTCTTTCCATTATCAAACACTGCGTTGTTAATCGCAACAACAGCGGAAAGAAACTGTTCTTCAAGCGTCATCTGCAAATCTTTACGCCCGTCATTATAGCGTTCCCCAACATATGTAAAAATCCCGCGAGGACGCTTTTTTGTACAGGCACGAATAAGAGCCGTCATAGCGATTGCCCGCTCATATTCATTTTTAAGATCAAGTATGTTCCCTCTGATCGTATCTATCAGAGCGTTGTCCGCGTCGGAATAATACAATCCATGAAACGTATCGGAAACAAAACTATCCACCTTTTTATACGGAACAAGCAACCTTCTAGCCCTTTCAATAGGCAACAAAATCCTATTGTTTTCTATCATTGCCTTCGCAAATGTCGATGACATAAACATATAGTCGTTACTGACGACAGACTTTCCCAGCGCTTTAAACATATACCCCACTATGCCGGAACCGGAAAAAAGATCAACTGCAGTATCAAATTCAAATTGCGATGCAATCGACCATATTTCCGACAACAGCTTGCTCTTTGAACCCATAAAACGTGTTGGCGGATATAGCTCAACCTGTTTTGGAAGCGGTTCGCGCACTGCATGAATCAACGAACGCTGTTTTGGCATAGCTGTAACAATAGCGTCTTCTCCTTTTCGCTTTGAGCCATTGCATGAGATATGACGTTTTGTCGGGATAATATCGATTTTGCATTGACTATATAATTCATGGACAAGAGGATGATTTGAATTTGTCAAAACAACGAAGCATCCCAACTCCTGCAACCGTTGAACTTCCTTTGCAAGCTCGACATGATCTTCTTCATAAAATTGCTCTTTTGTATACCGCTTAAAATCAGAATATGCAGAAATCGGCAAATAAGGCGGATCAAGAAAAATAAAATCGCCGGCCTGCGCGAACTTTTTCAATACTGTCAAATAATCGCCGCATATAATAGTTGCTTTCTGCAAAGCTTTTGAAGCAGCGCGCAATCCTTCAACATCACAGATTGTGGGATTATTATACTTTCCGAACGGAACGTTAAATTTTCCATTCCTATTAACGCGATACAGTCCGTTAAAGCAGGTATGATTCAGATAGATCATTCGCGCGGCGGCTTGTGCTTTGGATAAAACTTGCCATTCCTGAGAACGAACGGAATAAAACATTTCTTCCGTATTCTCATACAGTCTCAAACAACTGATAACCTCGTCTACGTTACAAGCTACCTGTTCATATACATTGATAAGCTCAGGATTACTGTCTGCAAGTATAGCATTTTCCGGCGCAAGCGCAAAGAAGAGTGCAGCGCCCCCACAAAATGGTTCGATATACTTCCTATATCGCAAAGGAATACGGGGTATAATCTGATTAAGCATCTGTCCTTTGCCGCCGGCCCACTTTAAAATGGGCTTTGCGGGAACAGAATCCGTGCCAAGTATTGTTGCAACACCTGTTCGCACAGACGACACCTCCCACCTAAATTTCTATGAGAATACATCAAGGGTTTCTGACGCCCTCGGCCTTGCCTCCAAGACCGATAAAAAGTGTATCAGACTTTCCGGCAAAAGAAAGCAAAATCCGTCTTGTCAAAAAACATATCGTTCCGATAAGATCATATCCGAAAGGAATTTTCTTTATGCCCGTGTGCTTTTCCGCCGTTGCAGACGAACAAACCACCCGAATGATCATCGGATCGATGCCGGGGGTGGCGTCGTTGAACGCCGGTCAGTATTACGCCCACCCGCGCAACGCTTTCTGGAAAATCATCGCGGAATTGTTTGAAGCGCCCTACCCGTTCGACAGCTACGAAGACAAATTGTCGCTTCTGTTGAAAAACCATATCGGATTATGGGACGTGTTCGCGTCCTGCGACCGTGACGGCAGTCTGGACTCCGACATCAAAAACGCCGTCGTCAACGACTTTGAATCTTTTTTGAAACTTCACCCGAATGTGAAAACGTTCTACTTCAACGGGAACACGGCTTATAAAAATTTCATAAAATCATTTAAAATCAGTAACTTAAGTTTGTATCCCCTTCCTTCGACATCGCCCGCGAACGCCGGATTGACGTTTGAGAATAAAATAAAGGCTTGGGAAGTCATCAAACCGGCATAAAATCCTTGCAAAAAAAGGATTTTTCGTGTATATAGGCGCAGGAATCGAAGGCACGGCGGTTCCGTTGGTGTCAATCGTGCAGACCTCCGGACCCAACCGGACGGCCAGAATAACTTGATAAAGGAAGTAAATTTATATGGTAACTAAAACTGCAGCCGAAGAAATTCCGGCGATGAAAGAAAATTTTGCCGAACTGTTCAATGAAATGTTTGGCGAAGATCAGGGCTTGGAAGGCTCTGTCGTTAAGGGCACAATCGTTGCTTTGTCCGATGATTTCGTAACGATTGACGTCGGTCTGAAATCCGAAGGCCGTATTGCCCGCCGTGAATTCGGCTTTAATGCTGAAATGAAAGTCGGCGATCAGGTTGATGTGTTCATTGACCGTTATGAAGACAAGGACGGCATGGTCGTTCTGTCTCGTGAGAAAGCTCGCCGCGAAGAAGCTTGGAACGAATTGGAAAAAGCGCAAGCCAACGGCGAACGCGTTACAGGCGTTATTTTCGGCCGCGTCAAGGGTGGCTTTACTGTTGACCTGTCCGGTGCGATCGCTTTCCTGCCGGGTTCGCAGGTTGATATCCGTCCGGTTCGCGACGTAGGCCCGTTAATGGGCACTCCGCAGCCGTTCCAGATTTTGAAGATGGACCGCGCCCGCGGCAATATCGTTGTTTCCCGCCGCGCCGTTTTGGAAGAAACACGCGTCGAACAGCGTTCCGAATTGATCAAGAATTTATCCGAAGGCCAGATTTTGGACGGCGTTGTCAAGAACATCACCGATTACGGCGCGTTCATTGACTTGGGCGGCGTTGACGGTTTGCTGCACGTCACCGACATCGCTTGGAAGCGCATCAATCACCCGTCCGAAGCTCTG